CAATCCGAAGTTTGCGCTCTTACTAACCTGGCGCTGCTCCTTTGTAACCTCATCCTCACTGACCCCATAAATCTGCATCGCGGTAATCGTATGCAGGTCTTTCCCGTCCTGGAACGCCTGAGTCATAAGCTCGTCTTGAGCTTCTGCAGCCGCCAGCCGCAACTCCATCTGCGCAAAGTCCGCCACCACCATCTTCCATCCAGCTGGAGCTTGCACACACGCCCTAAACCGCTGATCCCTCGGAATCTGCTGAAGATTCGGACTCATACAACTCATACGCCCCGTATCAGCTCCAAGCTGCAAATAACTGGCACGAATAAAGCCGTCATCCGCAACATTCTTCAGCAAAGTCTCAGCCATCTGGCGCCGCTTCTCTACACGCTTCCACCGCAGATAATCCGCAATAATCCTATGGTCGCCAATGTATTCCTGCAACGCAGATCGACTGGCACTCGGCTTATTGGTCTTTGGATCAATAGGCGCTTCACCCAGCAATGCCGAAAACTTCACCAGCAACTGCGCCGGACTATTGAGATTGAACACCTGCGGATCAGGCTTTGTTTTCTTCTCACTCGGCTTTGTCTGGTACTTCAACCTGCCATCCGGCCCTCTAAACAACTTGAAACCAGGCGGAAGTGCGGCGTCAAAGTCCTCAATGAACTTATCCCCAATCTCCCTGTGCTCAATATCCAAGTCCTCAATAAGTTGCTGGAGCGACTGTTTATTGAACGGCAACCCTGTACGCCACAACTGCGCCATTGCCGGAAGTGCATTGCACTCCAGGTACCACGCTGGAGCAAGCCCCCCAATCGCCATACGCTCCATGACCTCGCGCTCCAGCTCGGTCAACACCACCACATCCTTGGCGGCATAGGCCAACTGGCTAGCAGTCAGATCGCCTGACCAGTCACTCCGCTGCTCTTCCTTCGAAATCTCTTGCTTGAGATACCGCTTTACCACGTACTGAAGACCGTGCTTCAGGTTGGGCATCCCATTGGTGAGAATCCGGCTAGCCAGCATGGTGCAAAGCACCTTACCTGCCGGATAAATCTCGTACTCCTGCAGCCAGCCCAGATCGAACACCGCATTGTGGGCAATCCAGCGGCGCCCCACCTGGAAGAACTCCTCCAGCTCAATCCAGTCATTGTCATCCAACTGAAAACAATCGATGACCACCGGCGGCTTGCCATAGGTCGCCAACTGGAGCAACCGGAGCCCCCCAAAAGTCGGCTGGAGCCCGGTCGTCTCCACGTCAAATGCCACAGTAGTGGCCCCCTCCAAAGTGGAGAGGTGCTCGATCCCAAGAAGAAAATCCATGCCTGGTAGGGCGAAGTTGGAACATAACGGTTGTTATGTTGCTTCTACTCTAGCACAGTGTCAACCTCCCGCACCGAGCACAACTCCGCCAGCGCCGTCCCAGCCTCTGGAATCCCCAGCAAACACCTGTACTGCCACTGTATGCAGTTTCTGCATACGCCCCCATCCTCCAAAGGCGGATACTTACGACGCATCTGCTCGCGCTGCCGATCTTCTTTACCGGCTGGAGTTTTCTTATAGCAGCGAAAACAGTACAGAGCGCTTGCAATCGGCCTACCGCACTCAATACATTGCCGCCTATTAAGTGTCGTAGTTTTCATGAAAATTTCACATAAGAGTGTTTAACACTACGTTGCATCACAACTTTAACTTTGCCCTCTTCTGTATACGTCTGCTTGAACTTAACAGCGTTAGCCGGCAACTCAATTTCAACCGTGTGGAACTTGTGCTTACACACACGACACCTTCTTTGCCTAGTAATTGTCTCCACAGTGTCATGACAACTGCGGTAAGTACCTATCTGGGAAGACCCACACTCAGGGCACTGCATCGAACGCTGCCTCCGCAATAAAAGGAAACTTATCTGTAAAAATTCTCATGCACTCCAGAGCAATCTGCTGGTGCTCCCACTGCGTCCCATTCGCTGTTCGCAAACAGATGTAGTGGATCCAGCTGCGCAACGTCCCGTGCATATACAACGTGGTTGGCGTACACAACGGCAAAATTCTCCGCGCCGTCTCCTTAGCGGCCCCACCCTCTAACAGCAGCTGGTACAACTTGTAGCTCTCGCTGATAAGTTGCCCACAGCGATCCTGCCAATACCGCTGCACAAGCGGATCCACAGCATCAATACTGTTCTGCCGATTCTTCTGATCCTGCAGCCGCTGGTACGGCATTTCAGCAGGAACTGTCTTGGCGTAACGAGTAGAAAATTCCTGAAACGAAAAACTACGGTGCCGCAAAATCTGCGCCGCAATATCCCGCTCAGTATCAATCTTGACGCACAACGAAGCCATTTCAAACGGGCTCCAGTGCTCGTGCTTAATCAGGTAACTCAACAGCTTTGGAGCTGTCTGCATATTCCCAGCGTTGTCTGGATTAGACACGCGGGCCATCTGCACAATCAATTCTTGTGCAGCTGGTGTGCAATGCACAAAAGAAACGTTCATCGATCTTGGTAAGGAGCAGTCGCCAAAGTGTTAATCAGCCGGTTCAAGTACCAGCGAGCCTTCATAAAATCCTCAAGAGGATCCTTCTTAATCCACGCCCGGCTGATGTACTTAATGACCTGCCAATGCAGGCCACCAACTACAGCATCCGGCGCTGGTCTCACCCAGTCCTCAATCACATCAATAACCTCAACTCGGCCACTGGTGTAGTGACTGGGACTGTTGACGTTATCCGTCATCCTTTAGACCCCTGCACAGTTTTGTCGTTGAAGTAGCGCCCAGTCATTGAGTAGTCCTTCGCTGGCAACATCGACAGCCGATGGAACACAATCTGCGCAATTCGCATACCGGGCCAAATCGGCACAGGGTGCATGACCCGCGCATTCTGCAGTTCCAACGTCAACCTGCCGCAATACCCAGGATCGACATACCCCGCCAGCAAGTGCTCAATACCCTCCCTGGCTCGGCTGGATTTAAGCGCCAGCTGCCCGGCAATACAGTCCGGCAACTTGAACTCTTCCAGCGTCTCGGCCAGCACAAACTCATGCGGCTGGAGCATGTAAGGCTTGTCCTTACTGCACTCGGCAATCGAGTACGGCACAAGATCAGGAGATTGCTGCCCAGTCGCACATCGAGACTCGCTGGATTCACCAGCGCATCATCAAACGGAGTTACAAGACCCCGGCGAACCAGGGTCAGAATCTCCACGTCCGGGAGAACGCTCACGCAGCAGCCTCAACAACTTCCTGCTGGAGCACAACGTTCTTCCACGTCTTGCCCCACTTGATGTTGTTGATGGTGGTGCTGTGGACGCCAAACTCATCAGCAATCTTGGCCACCGACTTACCGCCCGCAGCCAGCTGGCGCTTGATCTCCAGCACCTTCGCCTCACTCAGCGACGCCACCCCACGCTTTCCCCTGCGGCTGGACTTACGCGTCTTAGTTTGAGACTGGGGCTTGCGGGTGATTTTCTCACCGGCGGGCAGCGGGATGGATTGCTTGCCCTTGCTCAGATCAAGCTCAATATGCTGGCTTGCTTCGAGGGCTGTACGAGCTGCCTCCAGCGCCGTCTCGATCTGTTGGAACTGGTGCTCCGAAAGAATGTGCATGTTCATAGGTCAGAACGCGTGCAGTGTAGTACAGAATCGCCGTTATGGTTACTCCATACCCTCCAGCTCGGCGGCGATGGCGAGAAGGTAGCGATAGGCCAAAAGGACACCCTCTTTCCATTCGGGGTTGCCTAGGTCAGCGGGTGTCTGACCCACCTGCTCAGCAGCAGCACGCAGGGCGGCGGCGACCGATGCGCGGTCCAGCGCCCACAGGCTGTCATCCTTGGGGATGGACTTGTCATAGGTAGCCAGCGCGGCGTCACGCACCGCCTGGGCGGCGGGGGAGAGGTCAGTCATTGGTTCTCCAGCTCGGCGGCGATGGCGAGGAGGTCAGCGCGCACATCGTGCTTTGTTTCAGCATAAATGTCGCCTTCTTCGTGCCAGAACTCCGGCACCACTTGATCCGCAGCAGCCTGCAGTGCGGCGGCAACCATGCGACGACGCTGCACGATTTCTTCATTGAATAGACCGTGGTGGATACCGGCTGTTTTCGACACCGCCAGCGCGGCGGATGAGAGAGACTCAGGCATCGAGTTGCTCCATTTGTTTTTCCATGTGATCTGCCCACCGCAACAGATCAGTAGCCCTTACAAGTTGCTCACCGGTATCCGCCACCCGCCAGTGAACTGAGGCAGTGTCGTGAATGGCTTGATCAATCACCTTGCGGATGAGAAGGATTGTTGCTCGACGGTGGAGTTGCTGAGTAAGCTGGGGAATGACAGAGGCCGGCTCCCTGTCATCGGACACAGCCGGTCCATCTGGTTCAGCTAGGGCGGCGTGAGCGATGTCCATCCACTGCTGAAACACGACTTTGTAGCGGTGAGGCCAATCGGCCTTCTCCAAGCAGTCGGTCAGCTCAACGCACAAGGCGCGGAAGTCGGTGGTCATTGCGCACCCTCCAGCTCGTCGGCGATGGCGAGGAGGCTCAACCTGATCTCGACCATCTTCTGCAACGGCAAGGCGTGGTTGCGGTCGAAGAACTCCTCTTCAAGAGCTGGCGGCACCACCTGATCCGCAGCAGCACGCAGGGCGGCGGCAATACTGGGACAATCGCGCAGATCGGGCACGGCACGAAAGGCATCCAGTACCGCCTGCGCGGCGGGAGAGAGGTCAGTCATCACCCAGCCTCCTGCTGCGGCACCGGCAGCGCGTGGTGGGGGAGCCAGTGGGTGTACTTCCACTGAGAAGTCCAGTTGTACTCATGGATGTTATTCGGTGGAACAACTAACTCCCAGAACTCTTCTATGCCATCAGTCCTCCAAAGCCAGCACTGTTCATCCGCATCACAATCCTCCGGCTCCGGCAGACGTTCAGCGACGGGCACCGGCTCGATGGTGGGGCGGCCCCAGCGGGCGAGGACGGCGCGGGCATACTCCAGTGCAGCGGTGTTGAGTGCCACACGGAAGATGCCGGGCTTGACCTGGCCGCCAGTCGCGTCGCTGCAGACCTTGGCTGCATAGCTGAACTCATCGCGCATGGTCTCGGGCATGAGGTCCAGCAGTTCCTTATCGGTAGGCTGGTCAGCGACAGAGGCCGGCTCCCTGCCATGAGGCACAGCCGGTCCATCTGGTTTGGTGGTGTAGTTGCCCCAGCACTCCAATACAGCGCGGGCAATGTCGATGAAGGTTTCTGGGCTGACGTAGTTCCAGTCGTTCTCATTGAAGAGTTCAACCAGCTCTTCATCCGTCGGCCCCTGCGGCTCGGGCTGGGCCAGGGCGGCGCGGGCGCGGACAAGCAAATCGTGGTGCGCCTCATCAACAGCGTATGTGTTGAACGCGGCATGAAGCTCAGCGCAAAGCGCTCGGAAGTCAGTCATCGAGTTGCTCCGGTTAGCCAATTCCAGTAAACACCGTTCTTAATGCGACTCACCATTGATTGGCGTATGCCAAATTCCGATGCAAGCTCCTCTTGTGTCTTGCTTGATTTATAGATACATAGCACCTCTTGCTCGGAAAGCTTTGACCGCCCATTGCCAGAGCCACGGGCCTGTCTACCTTGTCGGCATTTATCGTCTGAATTATCCTGATCTGATCCAAGCGCAAGATGAGCAGGATTGCAACAGCAAGGGTTGTCGCAAAGGTGGCGAACATGCAGCTTTGGAGGCACTTGTCCTTGTGCCAAGAAGTAAGCGACACGGTGGGATAAAAAAGTTTTTCCCTGTAACCAAGCTTGGCCATGGCCAAACGGAAGGCAGTAGCCAGTCCACTGCCAGCACATATCGGCGGTCACTACATCAACCTTTGACCAAAAACGGTGGACCTCTAGTGGTGTCAATTCCATAGTGATGTTAGCTATCAGGAAGCTGGTTAAGTGCGCGGCGGATGGTGTCGATGGCCGAATCGGTGAGCACTGTTTTGCCAGAGGTGTACCGCTGCAGAGCGTCCAGCGCCAGCTCCTTCAAGCTCGGCGGCTTGGGGCGGCGGGTGGTGCGGAGTTCGCGGCCATAGGACACGCAACCGCAACCGCTGAGCCACTCACAGCACGCCTCCAGCTCCTGGTCGGCGCCCCATTGAGCTGCGCGGGCAGCTATGGACTCAGTAAGAGTGCAGTAGTCCTGATGGCGGCCTTCCATGTTCCACTGTTGCACCAGCTCCGGCGGTGGGGTGATCGGGTGGTCAGTCATTTGTCCAACTCCTTCACAAGTTTCTTCAGTGCCTTGAACTCCCCCCAAGTCAGCTTGAAGCTCTGGTCGCCGTAGCTGCTCAAGTGTGTATCAAATCCTTCGCCGTTGTGCCATAGCGACACCTCGATGAAGGCATCTACTTTGGCGCAGTGGTCAAACTCTTTCAGCGGCACGAATGCAGCATTGAGTTTATATGTGGTGATGTCAGCCAATTAAAATCTCCTGAATAGTGCGTGTACGGTGTTCTCTGATGATGAATTTATGTCCGCCATCCTTGGCGTACTGCGTTAAGTAATAAGTACCAGCAGAACGAACTTCGTCCAAGTTGTTGCTGGAGCCACCAGCCTGCCAGTCGCCATCGGCGTCTTCTATCTCCCACTCGTAGTGGAGATCGGTGATGATCGGATCTGGTTGATTAGTCATCGTCTGGCAGTTCATTAAGAAGGGCGTAGTCACCGATGATTGCCAGCGCCGCTTTGTTGTAGGCACGAGCAGCATCCAGTTCATTCTCAAAAGCTCCCAAAAGATACTGCTTACCTTTATATCGAAAGGCAGCACGATACGGCTTTTTAGGGTTGGTGTTTTTCTGCACACCTCGATACTTACTGAACTTGTTTGGCGGAAGCGGTCTATTGGCCTGCGACAAGTAAAAGTCCTTGTCGTTCATCAAACGTTTAACCATTGGAAAGCCTGTTGAAGACGTAACTCACCAGCGTCTCGACTAAACGCCGGTCCACATGCCCTTGCATGTAACGCTGCGAATCTGCCAGCAGCTTGTTAAACCGTGCAGCATCGTAGTGCTCTGCCCCTGGAGCACCTAACACTCGCTCCCGCAAAAGCTCAGAGCGAGTAATACCTCTCGTCTGTGCTTCTTTATCAATCACAGCGAGGTCGGCAAGATCAAACCGCAGTTTGATTTCCTTCATCGGTTACCCAATTCGATCTGAATCGCTGCCTGAAAATATCCCGCAGTCTTCATCCGCCGATACACAGTACCAGCCTCATCCGACTGCTTATTTTCCAGCGTGGCATAAAGATGCCTCGCATCCTCCAATGCTGCCCGTGTATCCACATTGAGCAGTTCCAGATCACGCATCGGTAGCCCTTTCAACTGGTCCAGATACACGGTCTGCCCCAGCAAAAACGACTTGTAGAACGGGATCATCGAAGTGTCAGTCATCAGCCGAAATACTGTTTGGACTTTTGCTCCAGCCAAGCATCGTACTCAGCTGGTGTAGCAAACTTGTCTTTGAACACTTCCGGTACTGAAGTGCTGGCTTGCTTGGGACGATTACGCATTTCGCTCATGTCGTTCCAGTTGTAGCCACGACTTTCGCGGTAATACTGTTCGTGTGCGTCGTAGTTCATGCAAAAAACCTCGGGTCTTGTTGCCTCAACCGAGTGAGATCCGTGAGTCTCAGTTTGAGAATCTCGTAGATTGCGGTCTTAGCTAAGGCGGTGGAACTGATGGTGTCGCTGGTGGCGAACACGTAGATAAGGTGGCGATACAGCTGGGTCAGATTACGTGCTCTGACCCAGTGCGTGTCGCCTGGGATGGGCTCTGTGCCGTAGTCCCAGTCGTCGTAGTCCGGCTGGTTCCGCAGTTCGCGGGCTTCAGTCGTCCCAATCTGACGTGTCGATGGGTGCCCAGTCGTCGATCCGCTCTGACAGGAGCTTGCAGAGTTCGGCATCGGTCGCAGGAATCAGGTCTTCGTCAGAAAGGTAGAAGGAGCCTCGGCACAGGGCAGGCCCCCATTCCGCCGGATCCATGTACGTCTGCGGGAACACCACAACAGCGTCATCGACAACGGCATCAACAACCAGAAGCCCATCAGTCTCAAACCTCAGCTCCTCAATCGAAAGAACCTTGCTCACTTTTCTACCTCCTGTGTAGGGATGGAACGCATCCAATCATCAAAAGTCATAGACAGAAACTGTTTGAGGTCTTCAAGCTGCGCCAGGCGCTCCTCATGCGTGGAACAGTCCAGCTGTAGAGCCTTGCACTGATCGCGGTGTTGCTCCAGCAACATGCCAGCCCAGTTGGCGGCGTAGTACCAGGGCATCAGCTTGCCTGGGTCAACTTCAAGTTTGAGAGTCATTTGAAGTACAGAAACAAGGTGCCCGCCTCTGCGGGCTTGCCCTTAGCGTTACACAGAGACAGGCAGGAGTCAACCCCTGCCTGTCGCATTCCGTAACAATCCGGCTACGGCAGGATCCTGCTGGCGATCCAGAGGATCAGCGCACAGGCGCAGACGTAGAAAAGCAGCACCAGCACGACGGTCATACCGGCACCCCCAGCTCCTCAGGCTTGTACTGGGTCAGCACGCACACGTCAGCCCCCTGCCGAAGCGCTCCGCCCACAAGGTAGTGGAACTGTGCCTCGGCGTCTGACGACTCGGGGATCTGGTACTCCTCGACCTCGTAGGCAGTGCCTCGGCGATACCAGCTGACCCGAACGACGGCCAGCAGCTCGAAGGGGATGTCGCCCATGGTGTAGCCCAGCGTGGGCTTCCTGGGCGGCCTCGCCTGGGGCTTGTCGGACTTAGCCACGGGATCCCTCCAGAACAGCCACGCGGCAACCCGCAGTAGCCCTAGGAAAAAGTTAGGCGGATCGAACTGTCCCATCAGTCCCAAAGCCGTGCGGCTTCCTCCATCAGCTGATCCAGCTCCTCCGGCGACCGTTCTCCCCTTGGGGAGCCCTCCAAATCGTGTCCATCTGGGGCAGATCCGTTGGTATCACTAGAAAGTACAGCTGGACACGGTTGAGGGCTGTCCAGCTGTGGCGCTGCGTTCGAAGAGCAGCTGGACACCTTTTCAGGCTGTCCAGCTGTACTTTCCAGTTCCAGACTGGTTTTTGCCCCAGTTGGACAACTATTTAAAGGCTTTTCACGCGAGACCACAGCCTGGTATGCAGGCATAGGAGAACCACCCCCCTTACTGGGACGTTCTTCGGCCACCCGAATCAGCCCACGAGACACCAGCCGCTGGGTCGCCTTGCGGATTCCAGCAACGCTGCCACCGCACAACGGATCAGCAGCAAGGTCAGAGCGGGTGATCGAACGCGGATAAGCCGCCCGGATGCGCTGGAGCACCCGATCCACTACCGAAGCGGGATTCCCCGTTTCCGCAGCCTCCTCGACGTAATCAGTCAGCGAGAAGGTGAGGTCGCTTTCCAGCTTCATCAGCAGCTTGGAGCCATCCCTGCCTGCCCTGGACTTCTCGACGGTGATGAGGCGGGCGTTGTAGCCGGTCTGCTCGACCTGCTGCCGATCCGGCCGCCTAAGCCCCCACACCTCATCCACAG